GACAAGATTGCTTGGCTCACGAACTCGATGCAATGTCTGCCGAAGAAGAAGGGCGGCGAGAAAGACCAAGCTAAGATGTGGGCTGCCGCGCAAGCGTGTCGCGAGCGCTTGTTAGGAGAGGTGACGAAACACCCTAGGCGAGTTATTCTCGCGATGGGTAACTCAGCAATGTGGTCGTTAACCGGTAACCCCAACTTGAAGATCACCCAAGAGCGTGGCAAGGTAATCGCATCAGAGTTGGCAGAGATAGGAATCGTTCCAACAGTACATCCGGCAGCTCTAATGAGAGGCACTGGCAACTATCGACAATTCTGCGCGGATATAGACTATGCTCTAAATATTGCTGCTGGTGGTGGTACTAAAAGGTTTGTACTGCCTAAGGTATATGTTGTGCGTGACACGGGTTGTGCGAAATCGCTCGTTAAGTACTTGAAAACCAGGGAGTTTCTAAGCGCTGATATTGAAACTACTGGCCTTAATTCTAGGACCGATAAAGTCTTATGTCTTGGAATCGCGTACAAGCCCGAGACCGTATTTATGTTTACTCCTAATGTCATTAAGTACTTACGTCCCCTATTCGAATCCAAGGGGCCAAGATTCATTTGGCACAACGGTAAGTTTGATATTGCATTCTTACGGCGTGATGGACTACCAGCGAGGGTTGACGAGGATACGATGTTACTGTCGTACGCCCTCGACGAACAGGGGGGTATCCATGACTTAGAGCAGATCTCAGGCGATCTGTTAGATGCACCAGACTATAAGTTTATGATTAAGCCTTGGTTGCCTAAGAAGGCCAGCTCGTATGACTTAGTACCTAAGAAGGTATTATACGAGTATGGAGGGATAGATGTTAGTCTGACCCTCCAGGATTTCTACATTCTGCGTAAGAAGGTAGCTAACGACCCGGCCTTAGAGAAACTGTATACTAGGACACTCATACCAGCTTCCGAACTATTGTACCATGTTGAATGGGCTGGTATGCGGGTCGATACGGAGCATATCCAAAAGATCGAGCGCTTCTACCGCATCAAGGTACAAGCTGCTATCAAGTATGTCGAGTACATGATTGGGCATCCAATCAACCTGAATAGTCCGCAACAAGTTGCAGCGATGCTCTATGACGAGCTCAAGATCCCTACGAGACACGGGAGAGGCACCGGCAAAGATATCTTAGAGAAGCTATCTCAGACGAAGGTTGTAAAAGCCCTTAGGCGCCATCGAAAGGCTGCTAAGTCGTATTCGACCTACGTTAAAGGAATGCTCGCGCAAATTGAGGATGATGGACGGGTACATACAACATTCAAGATTCATGGTACCCGTACAGGCCGGTTATCATCTGCCAAACCTAATATCCAGAACATTCCGAGGGAATCACTACTCCGTGGGATGTTTGTTCCACGTCCAGGCTATAAATTCATTGAGGTCGATCTTAATCAAGCTGAGCTTCGATCACTAGCATGCTTGTCCAAGGATGCTAACCTAATAGAGATCTATACCTCTACAGATAGATCCATCCATGACGAGATGGCTGAATACCTCTTCGGTAAGGATTGGGATCACGAAGACAAGATGAAAGCGAAGATGGTCAACTTCGGTATTGTCTACGGCCGTGAGGGGCCGAGTATTGCCGAGCAGTTTGATTTGACCATAGGCGAAGGTTGGAGGATGGTACATGGTTGGTTTGAACATTTTCCTGGAGCTCGCGACTTCATCAAGAGATGTCGTAAGTGCGTTAGAAATTTGGAGACGATCACTACTTCCTTCGGCCGTAAAAAGAGACATCGCATTGTTACACGCAAAAACCTTAAGACCTTGCAGAATGAAGCATCTAACTTCCCTCACCAGGCGATTGCATCAGACATTACGCTCCACGCGGCGATAAGGCTCCGTCCAATCCTACAAGCAATCGGATGTGAGATTGTTAACTTAGTTCATGACTCAATCCTTATTGAAGTACCAGACGTGCCTATCGTTATCGAGCAGGCTAAGAAGTTGGCGATTGGCGTAATGGAGTCAATTGCACCAGAGTGGAACTTAACTGAGGTTCCATTCAAAGCGGAGGGCAAGATAGGGGATCGCTGGGGTGAAGATTTTATGAAGGACTTCGATCGTCCTGAACTCAAAGAGGCCGCATGATGGCAGGAAAATTCTTATGTTGGATTGGGATCCACCGCTATCGAACGCGAAGCTCGGGTGAAGTGCCAGGACTATATTATGATGGTCTTCGATCCGGCACCAAGCTATGTACCCGCTGTAGACATGCAAATTAGAGGGTATGAATGATGCCAGAACTAGCAGTTATTGACCAGGTAACAGAATCTACACTTGATCAACTCGAAGCTTTAGATAAGGGAGCTTATGGTCAATGGTTTGCCGGGCCAACACCGGGGTTTATTGCAAATGCTGTTACAAGCACGCACGATCGTAGGCCATGTACAATACGCACACCAGAACATACCGAAGAGTTGGCTACCTTTTGGGCGTATCTTATGGACGGTGAGATGCATGCCCATCTCGTATGTTTAATGCGCAATTCACTTCCAGACTTAGTAAGATTAGCCCGGGTTGGGTTACAGGTTGAGAGTCACCAGCTATTGGAACAAATACCTCCACAGGAGAAGTCGTGATGGCAGAACCAGCCGTTGAAGTGAAGGTAGTAGACAGTCTCGAAGAGTCAACCCAAAAGTATTGGGAACTAAGTCGGGAGTACCACTCAGCGCAAGGGACAGTTACTGTAGGCGAAGCAATCAATATCCTAAACGTGATACTAGCCTTTTCAGGGCCACAACGACCGCTCAATAGGCGAGCACTCGAAATGCAATCAACTATCATCCATGGGGGTAAATAATGTCACACTTTGATATCGATCCTATCCACGAACAGGTAGGTAATGAGGGTACGCAACTGTGCTATGATATTTGGCATGACAAGTATCGCTACGGCGATGAGCAAAACCCTGCAGATACTTTCTTGCGCGCATGTATAGGGGTATATTCAGCCAAGTGTGAGAAGGAAGCTAAGAAGCATATACCAATTGCTCACGAGGCAATGTGTAAAGGGCTACTCATGATGGGTGGTAGGATCGCAGCAGGAGCCGGTACTAAGAAGCAAGTTACTCTAATGAACTGCTTCGTCAACGGCACCCTTGATGACAGCATGGAAGGGATTACTAAGGGACTGTCCGATAACATGCTAACCTTGCGAATGGGTGGTGGTGTAGGGACTGACTTCTCTCCACTACGCCCAGAGTTCGCTAAGCTCGGCAGGTTGGGGTCAGGCTCGTACGCATCAGGGCCAGTATCATTCATGCACATTTGGAACTCTGCAAGTAGTACGATCAAGTCTGCAGGTAACCGGCGTGGAGCTATGATGGGTACAATTGTTGACTCGCACCCATCCCTACTACAATTCCTTAATGCCAAGAAGGAGAAAGGGGTATTAACACAGTTCAACGTCTCCATTTTGATCTCCGATGCCTTCATGGAGGCAGTACGTCATGGGGAGGATTGGGATCTATACTTTAAACAACCTCCGACGAATACAGCCCCGCTAGGCACGTTTACGGATGACGACGGTATAAAGCAGTATATCTACTCTAGATGGGATGCTCGTGAACTTTGGGATATGATTATGCAAACGTCCTACGAGTATTCCGAACCAGGAGTTATCTTTATTGATAGGGTTAACGACCTTAACAACCTACAGTACTGCGAGGAGATAAGCTGTACGAATCCTTGTGGTGAACAACCACTACCACCTAACGGATGTTGCCTCCTGTCAGCTATTAACCTTGCACGTATGGTGAGAAACCCCTTTACAGCGGAGGCCAAATTCGACTTTAGCCTCCTAATGAAGGTTGTTCATACCGGTGTGAGATTTATGGATAACGTTATTGAGGTAACTAAGTACCCTCTTGAAGCCCAGAAGGATGAAGAGTATAACAAGAGGCGTATTGGGCTTGGTATCTCAGGTCTTGCAGATGCTATGATTCAGCTAGGACTGCGGTATGGATCTGACGCTTCAGAAGCGTTCACAAGACGTATAATGCGCACAATTGCTGTTGAAGCCTACACAGCATCGGCGTTGCTAGCCAGCGAGCGAGGTGCATTCCCACTCTATTCCGCCCAACACTTCCTAGAACGGCCCTTCGTCAAGAAGCTACCTGCAAAAGCGACTGCCTTGATAAAGAAGCATGGTATCCGTAATGGGGTTTTAACTACAATTGCACCCGTAGGTACGATGTCATTGGTATACGGGAACATCTCATCCGGGCTCGAGCCGGTATTCAATTTCCGTGGCCAACGTAATGTTCTCCAACCCGACGGCCAAACATCTTCATACCCCACCGAGAACTATACCTTCAAGCTCCAAGGGTCTAAAGTACCATCACGTGCAGGTCTCGAAGAATGGGTAACAGCAAATGACTTAGGCGTTATGGACCATATTAGGATCCAAGCAGCTGCACAAGAGTGGGTAGACGCTTCAGTAAGCAAGACGATCAACTGTCCGGAGGATATTACCTATGAGGACTTTAAGGAAGCTTACAGCTTGGCTTACGACCTTGGGTGCAAAGGATGCACGACCTACAAGATATCCCCGATTAGAGGAGCAGTTCTTGAAGGATTGCCAGAAGCTTCCGCACCTCCAAGATTGCCCCCTCGCCCAACAACACTTACAGGATGCACTTACAAAGTTAACTGGCCATCTCTTCAGTCCGCAATCTACCTCACAGTCAACCAGAACGCCTCAGGAAAACCCTTTGAGGTCTTCATCAACTCCCGATCAGGAAAAAACGCCGAGTGGATGACATCGTTGACGTTGATGATCTCGGCAATCATGAGGATGTCAGAGGACGTCGAGTTCATCGCTAAGGAACTCCAGCAAGTGGTATCCGCCCACGACTCCGCCTGGATCGAAGGCAAGTACTATGGATCCCTCGTGGCTCGTATAGGAAAGATCCTGGAGGAGCATTTCGTTAGCGTTGGTGTGATCGAAGCCGAAGTCGACGAAGGTCAAGAGCCCTCCCCGATACCCATAGAGATGGGAACAAAACGAGTCGGTAAGGCCGTTATCT